CTTAATTGATATTATGCGAACTGTGTTCCATGAACTTGTGCATATTCGCCAAGGGGAAAAGGATTTAATAAAAACCGGAGATAGTTATCCAGGATCACCGATAGAAGCGGCCGCTGATATGGTTGCTGGGAAGTATATTAAAATCTATGGCAAAGAGAATCCTCACATATTTCAGTAAGTTCACTGAACACCCTCACTCCCTCGGCGAGACTTATTTCGCCCATTTACTAAGCGCCTTGTCCTACGGTGTCCTTATGATCTTAACTGGTATAGCAGTCCTCATTCATGCTGTATTCCCTTTCTTATTCGTCAATACAGGCAGTGACCTAGCGAAATCTATCTGCAAAGATATTGACAAAAGAAACGGGTAAACTGTCCAAAAAAAAGATTGACTCCTGTCTCGCAGTACTATATACTATGCAGACAAACTAAAATTTATAGGAGTAATTATGTCCGGAGCAAAATACTTTAACCCTGAGCAGGTTAATAAACTGAAGCAATTAGTAAACGAAGGTATGGCAGTAATGCATGAAGTAGAGACACTTAATGGTGGACTCAATGATACTGTAAAAGCAATTGCAGAAGAACTTGAAATCAAACCTGGTATTCTGAAAAAAGCAATCAGAATTGCACACAAAAGCAAATTAACTGATACGAATGCTGACCATGAGCAACTAAACGATATATTGGAGACAGTTGGTAGAACTATTTAATGTCGTATATTGATGCAATCCATGATAAAACTGCGGATAGAATCTGTGTTGTAGAGAGAACGCCTGAAGGAAATAGGGAATTCAAAGAATACCCTACGAACTACGTATTGTATTACGAAGATCCTAAAGGTAAACATCGTTCTTTATATAACACTTCTGTCACTAAGTTTTCCTCACGCAAACAAGGTGAATTTGAGAAAGAGAAAAGAATTCATTCAAATAGACGTTTGTTTGAGAGTGATGTGCCAATAGTATTTCGATGTCTAAGTGAGAACTATCTAAAAATCGATGCTCCGAAACTGCATACATGTTTCTTTGATATCGAGGTAGACTTTGATCCTGCAAAAGGATTCTCTCCTCCGAGCGATCCTTTTAACCCTGTGACTGCTGTCAGTTTATACTTAGACTGGCTTGATCAACTCGTTTGTCTAGCAGTTCCGCCTTCTCATATGACATATGAGACTGCACAAGAAGCAATCAAAGACTTCCCTGACACAATGTTGTTTAGAACAGAGAAAGAATTATTTGATGTATTCTTTACTTTGATCGAAGATGCTGATGTGTTGTCAGGTTGGAACTCAGAAGGTTATGATATTCCTTATATGGTCAATCGTGTTACACGTGTAATGTCGAAAGACGATACTCGTAAGTTCTGTCTATTAGGTCAATATCCTAAGAAAAGAACATATGAAAGGTTCGGTAAGGAAGAAGAAACGTTTGACTTAGTAGGTCGTATTCATTTAGATTATCTTGCACTCTATAAGAAGTATAATTATGAATCTCGTCATAGTTATAAACTAGATGCGATTGGTGAAATGGAAGTCGGTGAAAAAAAGACTGAGTATGAAGGATCACTCGATCAGTTGTACAACAAAGACTTTAAAACGTTTATCGAATACAACAGACAAGACACTTTACTACTCAAAAAACTAGATGATAAATTGCAGTTTATTGAACTTGCTAATCAGATGGCGCATGAGAATACTGTATTACTTCCGACTGTTATGGGTTCAGTGGCTATGATTGAAATGGCTATTATGAACGAAGCACATGAACGTGGTGTTGTTGTGCCTAATAAGATTAGACAAAACATCAATACAGTCAGTGAAGGCACAGCGGCAGGTGCTTATGTTATGACTCCGAAGAAAGGGTTACATGACTGGATAGGTTCTGTCGATATCAACTCTCTGTATCCTTCAGTGATACGATCATTGAATATGGCGCCTGAAACAATTGTTGGTCAAGTAAAACATACATTGACTGAGCAGTATATGCAAGAAAAAGGACTAGAACTTGCTAAAAAGAAATCTCGTTACAAGAAAGGTGATGCATCAGTAGAAGGTCCTATCTTATGGGAAGGGCTATTTGGCTCACTTGAGTACACTGCAATTCAGAATCAGGAACGTGGTACAATGCTAACGGTTGATTTTGAAGATGGGAGTTCAGAAGAGAAGAGTGCGGCTGAAATATGGAAGTGGATTTATGATTCAAGTAATCCTTTCATTCTTAGTGCTAATGGCACAATCTTTAGATCAGATGTTGAGGGTGTGATTCCCGGACTGTTGTCTAAATGGTATTCTGATCGTAAGATTATGCAGGGCAAACTCAGAGAGGCTAAAACAAAAGAAGACATTGAGTATTGGGACAAGCGACAATTAGTTCGTAAGATTCTACTAAACTCAGCATATGGCGCACTTTTGAATGAGCATTGTCGTTTCTATGATAAACGTATAGGACAGTCTGTAACATTGACTGGACGTAGTGTTACAAAACACATGTCAGCATATATCAATGAGATAATGACTGGGGTATATGATCATACAGGCGATTCGATGGTCTATGGTGATACTGACTCGTGTTATTTCTCTGCATGGCCTATGTTGAAAGATGAACTTCCCGCAGACATGTCATTAGAAGACAAGAAGCAAACGTTTATCGATTTGTATGAAAGCATGTCTGATCAATGTAACGAATCGTTTCCGGGCTTTATGGAGAAAGCATTTCATTGTCCACGTGAGAAAGGTGAGATAATCAGAGGTGGTAGAGAAGTTTGTGGGGACAGAGGATTGTTCATTACTAAGAAAAGATATGCAATTAATATCTATGACAATGAAGGCAAACGTACTGATGCTAATGGTGCGATGAAAGTTAAAGCAATGGGACTCGATCTCAAACGAGCAGATACTCCTAAGTACATACAAGACTTTTTGATGGAAGTGTTAGAAATGACTCTTAGTGGTAAAAGCCGTGAAGACATTATCGAAAAGATCAAAGAGTTTAAACTTGCCTTAGGTGACAAAGATTCTTGGACAAAAGGTTCTCCTAAGGGTGTAAACAAATTAACTCATTACACTCAGTTAGAGAAAAAGTCTAAAACTGGTCGAGCAAACATGCCTGGTCACGTGAGGGCGGCAATGAATTGGAACACACTCAAACGTGTTCATGGTGACAACTACTCAATGGAGATCATGGATGGCTTTAAAGTCGTAGTATGTAAACTAAAGACTAATGCTCTTGGATATACAAGTATTGCATATCCTACTGATCAACTTAGATTGCCTCAATGGTTTAAAGAACTGCCGTTTGATGACAATTTAATGGAGTCTACACTCGTAGATGAAAAGATAAGCAACTTACTCGGAGTTCTTAAATGGGATTTAAAAGCAAACACAGACACTAATTCAACGTTTGATGAATTGTTTAGTTTCGGGTAAACAGTTGTCCAAAACACTTGCAATGTGTAATAAAACCAGATATAATGCACACTATATCTACCTAAATACTTTAAAGAGGAAAATAAATGAAAGATAATTTACAAGACTTGATCGAATATACATTCGGCTTAGGCATCATTGATCTAGTTAAGATTGATGGTACTGCTACAGAGACAGAGGTCAATGCGATTGCAGATGATAAGTCTGTTATTGTAAGTGGTAAAACAAAGACGCCTGTTGCTGATTTCATCGGTACATTCGGTATGCCTAATCTAGGCAAACTCAAAACGATTCTAAGTTTTGATGATTATGATGAGAATTCTACTATTAGTATGACTCATAAGCAAGTTGATGGTGTTGATGTGCCACAAGCAATTCACTTTGCTACTAAGAACAATGACTTTGTTAATGACTATCGTTTGATGTCAAAAGCACTTATTGAAGAAAAAGTAAGAAATGTCACGTTTAAAGGTGCTCAATGGGACGTTGAATTTGAACCTACAATAGCAGGTATTTTACGTCTTAAGAAACAAGCACAAGCAAACTCAGAAGAGTTAAACTTTACAACTAAGACAGATGGTGGCGATCTTAAAATCTTCTTTGGTGAGCCGTCAACTCACTCAGGCAACTTTGTCTTTCAACCTTCTGTAACTGGAACGTTGAGTAGAACATGGCAATGGCCTGTTAAAGTATTCTTGTCTATTATGGATTTGCCAGGTGACAAGACTGTACGCATTTCTGATCAAGGTGCGGCACAGATAACAGTAGACAGTGGCTACACTGTTTACGAATACTTACTCCCTGCTCAAGCCAAGTAGTAACTAGTGCGACCATATGATTTCTTATATTGTATAGGCGATAGTTACACATATGCCCATGAACAAGCAGATGATATTCATGGTGAAGTAACTCTCGCAAATCGATGGAGCCGATTGGTCGCAGATCACTTTGGTTTAACAGAAGTAAACAACGGTGTACCTGGTCAGAATAATCAGTGGATTGCAAGAACATTGCAAAATGATATGATACAGTATAAAAAGGAAAATAAAAACCCTTTAGTTATTGTATTGTGGAGCGATCCAAGTAGACTAGAAGTATGGGACCGATCACAAAATACAACTGATACATTTAATCAGGACCATAAAGCATATAAAGATTTTATGATAGATCATTTTGACTTTGAATACAATAGTCTTATCGCAGAATATCATTCAAGGGCTATGCGTTTTATGTTAGATTACATGAATATTGATTTTATAGAAGCAGAAACGCCTTGGTGTGAATGGCGAACATTAGATAAAGATACATTGTTATTTTCTAATGAAATAAAAAAAGTAGGAATGTTTAACAATGGCAATGGGCACCTTAACGTTAAAGGTAATAAATTGTTTGCAGAACAAATAATACAAAAATATGATAATAAAACGCAGTAACACTCATTGGGAACAGCCCGAGTTTTGGACTAGAGGTAATAATACACAACAAATAGTCAGGTCTCAGGGCCTGACTTACGACATTGTAGGAACTAGATATTCATATGTTAGTATAGGCAAAGTAGCATCTACTTTTATGGGAGAGTTTTTAGCAAACTTAAAGTGGACTCACACATCTTATAATTATAATGAAATTGATAAACAAAGACTGCCTAAAACATATATTGTTATTTTACGTG